TATGATTTAACAGGTCCATGGTGTTCAACAGGATAGCCAAGTTCATTAGATAATGCCTCGGCTATTGTTGATTTACCACTTCCATCAGAACCAATAAGAATTATAAAATCATTTTTCATTATAGTTCCTCCTAGAAGATTATATTATCCTCATTTATTTCTTCATCATTAATATTATTATTTACAATTTCAATATCCTTAATTATTAATTGTGGGGTTTGACGGCCATTCCAATTGTTCATTGAATAATAACCAACAATATCAATTGTAAGAGTATCTTCACTATCAATAATTTTTTCTATTAAATCTTGTGGAGCACTAAACATTACACATGAAACTCCCCAAGAGTAAATAGTTAACATTGAACCTTTTTGAGATATGAACTTTTTAGGAACAGTTAAACCAGTAATTCCAATAAAAGGTTCACTAACCACTCCACCAAACAGGGACTTATTTCTATCAACGAGTTCACATTGGTCTTTATTAGGTCTATCGGATAAGACATCAACTTCGTAAATAACCTCTTGTTTTTTGATTGTTCTAGAATAATCTTTAAAGGCATCAAATTTATCCTTTCTAATACTAATACCAAAAGCGTTATCATGCCCTTGTGCAAATTCTACAAGATCTGAATCTTCACACCATTTACGAAAATCTTTTAACGTTTTCTCATGACCTCTACCTGAACCTGTATAAGTTTCTTCTTGTGTGTTTAATAATAATGCAGGTTTATCAAACTTTGTCATTAATTTATTTGCAACAAGACCCGTAACTCCTGGGTTTTCATTATCCTCTGTAAAAGCAATAATAATTCCAGCATCATCTACAACTGATTTTTCTAATTGGGCTACCATTTTCTTAACAACGGAATCCTGCCTTGATTTTACTTTCATAGCAATATCAAAACCATACTGATAAATATCATAGTTAAAAGTAACCTTGTCAAACTTGCCAGTTGTTGGATTTTTCTTTTTCTTTTCAACAAAAAATTCTCGTTCATCATCAATACCACTTAATGCTTCAAATAAATATTCACGTTCCTCAACTGTACCAACTCGAGTTACAGCATTTATAAGTGGAATAACATTAAACGATAGGTCCTTAGGGGCAACTTTAACACCTAAACCTAATTTCGTTGCAATTGCAACCTTTAAAAATTTATTTTTAACATTATTTATTCCTTTGAAAACAAGTTTTCTAATTTCAGGATCTGAAATATCTGAAGCATCTCCAATTTGTCCAATAGCAACTAAATCAAGATAATCATCTGCATAATTTAAACCTAATTTTGTATCAAGTCCTTGAATAAATTTATAAACCATTCCTGCTCCAACAAATCTGTGATTAGTAACTTCACAAAGTTGATTATTAATAACTACACCTTTTTCTGTAAATTCAGAAACATGGTGATGGTCAATTACAAGAACATCAATTCCAAGTTCATAAAGTTTTTCAATTTGTTCTACATCATTAGAAGTTGAATCAGGAGTAATTAATAAATCAGGTCGTAGATCTTCTAATTCTTCCATGATTTTATTTGTTAGTCCGTGTGCTTTTCCATCATGAACTATATAAACAACATTAACACCCAATCTGTCAAGATATTGAAACATAATAGAACCTGAAGTGAATCCATCAGCATCAGAGTCAACTAAAATAACAATTAAACTCTTTTGTGCCATATGAGTCAATAATAAATCATGTCCATCTTTAATATTATAAATTTCTAACGGATTGCTTTCTAAGGCATCTTCAGGATTAAGAAATAATTCAATGTTTGGAATATTTCTGTTTTCTAATGTTGTATTAATAATATTTCCATTAAAGGCTCCTTTTTGAACTATTTTCATTGTTCCATCTCCTTATATAAATCTCTAAGTTGTTGAAATAATTTCAATGATGGATCTCCAGTTTGATTAAGGACTGTTTTAATCTTATTCCATTCTGCTCCTTTGTTTAAATCTTCTATAGAGGCTTCGCCTAGCGCAGCAACAACGGTTCCCAATTCACGAAGTGTTAATTTAATAACTACATCTGATTCAGTTGGTCTAATAATTTCTATTGTTTTCATATTTTTACCGCTCCTTTATAAATAGCATGCAATTTTTCATATAGGTCATAGCTATCCTTAACAGTTTCAACATTATTAAACTCTGCACTTTGAGCAATTTGTTCTCTGTTAGTTGCTCCTAGTCCACAAATAAACGTACCCAACTCTTCAAGATCTACTTCTAAGGTTATTAATGTTTTTCCTTTTTTAATTTCTACTGTTTTCATATATTTTCATTTCCTCCATTTCCTTTTAAAGCAGGTGATGGGCCGACATCTGGCATAATATAATCATTTACTGTGTAAGATTGTACATCTTCACCTTCAATATAACCAATATTTGTAAATACACCTTTTTTTGCATCAAGTAATTTAGTTATAAAAAATGTTTCATTATCACTACAGACAATATCAATAGGATTGCCTTTTCCTTGTAAAAAGGTAATTTTAATTTGCTTCATATTATAACCTCCATTTTATTTTTCATACATTGTTATTATACATAAAAAACAAAAAATTGTAACCTCAAGTGATTACAATTTTTTGATTCCATAATTTATTAAATACTTCCAAACCTTTATCTGTTGGGGCATCTTTATAATCTAACAAATCCTCAGTATCCCATAATATTGAAACATGAAAATAAGGCAATAGTTTATCAATAAACCCACTTTTTATTTTCTTTTTATAAAACTTTTCTTCATCTTCATTTTCCCATTCCTTATCAAGAGCAAGTACAACATTCTCAATTCCTAATGAACAAAGTATTTTAACTTGTTCATCTGTCAATGAAGATCCACTAATACCTCCTCCAATTGACATATCAGGAAGCATTGTATCAAGTTGTTGAGGACCTTTTTCCGACTCAAATAAAATAATTGTTTTATGTTTTTTTACCTGTTCTTTAGTAACATTCAACCCATATATATTCGCTCCGGTGGGATGTTTCCGTACGGCACCTTTATGATAAATAGGCATATACTTCTTACCTGCATCTATTTCATCCTGATTTAAAGCACGACCTCTTATACCTAATAATCTTCCATTAATATCGAAGTGAGGTATAATAATTTTATTTTCCTTAATTGAAAACATTATATTAAACTTTAACATACTTTTTATACTTATACCATCTTCAACCCATGTCTTATGAAACATCCTATAAAAACTGTTTAATAATATTTTAGGTATTTCCTCTAACATATGTTCAGTTTCTTTTTTCTTGAATTTTTTAATAAAAGTAGTATCAACATGGTCTATAGGATTATAGTCACCATAATCAGGACTTATATTAAATTTTCCACATACGTATCTGAACGAAGAGGGAAAGTCGATACCAAAGACCTTCCCAATCAAAACAAATAAATCAAAACCATGCCCGCACTTATCAGTAAAACATGAAAACGTTTTAGAATCAGTGTAATAGATTAACTTATGTTTATTACCGTGGTGACAAATAGTCCTACATTGAATTTCATTACCTTTCCTAATAGGGTCTGCACCTAACTCATTAAGGAGGTCTATAACGTCGTCAGTTGTGAGTAAATCTTTAACGTCAGCTGCATTCACCTAAATCACCTCAAATAAAGTCGGACCAACTCAAACCATAAGTAGTATAACCGCAACTTACACTACAGAAACCATATCTTCTACCATATTTGTCACACATAAAAATTGGGCAGCCACATCCTGAACAAAATGTAATTGGTTTAGTTTTCCGCCATCTTTGTTTTTTCATATTATACACTCCTTAAAATTCTGGTACATCTCCATCGATAGGTTCAAAATTTCCTTCATCCATGTGATGGTCAACAAAGTTTACTTCCTTAGGAATATCAACTTCAGGCAATTTCGGATCTCCTGATACAGTAACGTGTAAATTTTCTACATCAAGTAAATTAAAATCGAGGTCAGTAACAAATAGTTCTTCCTCACGAATTACACCACCGTGATACTTTGTCCAAATAATACAACCTACCTTACTTCCACCACGATTTTTATAAACATAATGACAAAAGTTAGGTTTATAGTTTTGAAATCCTCGTTCTAATACATGCTTCAGGTTCTCTAAATCCTTCGCTGTAACTCTAAATACCATTACACCATGGTCAACTTTATCAGCAGTAGCAGATCCTCCACGTAAGGATGTTGTGTCTCTCATTTCATGTTCTTTTGCATTACGGTTAACCTGGGTTGCTGAAACAATATAAACATCATATTTATTAGCAAGTAGTTTTAATGCTCCTGATAATTGTACTAAAATTTGGTCTTCACGTAAACTTCCAGCAAATGCTTCTTGCATAGTTCTTGCAAGTTTAGGAACCATTTGAATATAGTCAAAAGCAATATATTTAACATTATGTTCGATAATGTGTTCCTCAATTATAGTCTCGATATCAGAAATAGAAAAATCGTCAATATACTCAGCAAAAATAGGTGACCTTTTAATAATTTCAATTCCGTAGCGTAATCGTTCTTCAATTTCCTTGCCGTATTTACCATTTTTAATAACATCTTCGTCAACTCCTGTGACATATGCTAACATTCCTGTTTGAAGTTCTTCCTGTTCTAACTCTGTTGATATAAAACAAACGGCATTAGATGGTCCGTTAGGAACATATGCCTTCGCTTTATAATCCCACATTTCATCAACTGCAACATTACACATATCGGCAAGTGACAAACGAGTTTTACCAACTCCTGTTCCCGCTGAACGAAGCATAAATTTCTTTAGCCTCATACCTCTGAAAATTGCATTATAATAACCATTTTTGAATGGATAACCCATTTCAGGTTGTTCTCTCAAACGTTCGAGTAACCCATCCATGTTATCTCCTGCCATAAATGACTTACGTTTTTCACCCATCGACCATTTATCACGAAGACCCAACATACGAAGTTGAAAATGGTCAACCATTTGGTCAATTGTCATTTTATCAAGAGCTTTCATTTGTTCTTCTTGCTGATTCAAATCTGTCATTCTATAATCATAAAGTGAAGTTACATCTACACCTGCATTTACATAATCACGAAGCATAGCAAATTTCTTTAAACGCCAATAGTTTCCTTTATATGTTTTTAAGTTTGCATTGTCAATAGCAGATGTAATATACTCAAAACCACCATGTTGTTCCCAAATTTTATAGTTTTGAGGATACTGTGCTAGGTAGTTATCAATATCTACAGGCGTAATTTTTTCTACATTTGAATCAGAATAAGCAATATTATTAATTGCAGCAAAAATATTTTTATGAAACGCTTGATAAAAGTCACTCTCATCAAGTGTTAATTCAGGATTTCTAACAAGTTGTGGTGAATGACATAAGATACCCAATACAGAATATACAGATCTTACAGGATTCAAGTTTCCAATAAGTACATTTGTAACATCAGTTGTCATGCAAAAGCGCCTCCATACTAACAATTTTTCTCTTTTTGTATACTTCATTGTTGTGCTTTATAGGACCTATAACCAACGTCTTTGTGTTAGTATTAACATCTTTGGCGTTTTTTCTACGTTCCTCTAATTCTTCATAATATTTTTGAGCAGAATCATAATGATACGGTAAAAATGATAAGCCACCATTTAAAAAAGGAGTTTTCTTCATAACCTTAACAAAATAACAAAGTGCTTTTGTCATTCCTTCAAGAGTATAATTCCTATCTTCTGAAAACTGTTTTATTTGTCTTAACATTTGTCCGTTAGGATAAGGTATTTTATAAATCATTTGTATAGTTTTATAAAGTGTTTCTCTATCCTTTTGTTCCTTATGTTTTCTATCTGCACAAGAATGACAATGATTTTGAGAACCAACCTTTATTAACTCTTCCTTTGGATATGACTTTCCACAATACCCATAACATTTTAACAAGCGACCAGACAAAGTATACACCTCCATTATCATACATTATAATTATATATACTTTTGCAAAAAATGTAAACCTAGTGAATATCTTAATTCACTAGGTTAGTAATTATTTTATGAAGTTCGTCAACTATATCAAAAGGCATGTTTTTAACTTCAATTTTTTCACTGGCTGATTTAATTTCAAATGTTGAAGCAAGAAAACCTCTATTGATTTCAAGTGACCTTATATCCTTTATAGATATTGATTTTATTGAGTACATTTTATTTTTTGTATCGTAACATATTACCCTTTTATTAGTAACAAATAAGAATTTATATGAGTCCAATGGAGCGCCCATACCAAGTATATCTTCATCTACTTGAAGCATGGATTTTACTTTCTTAAAACATGTATTATATAATACTTTGCCAAGGAACCAAAACTGTTTTTTAGTTATTTCAATAGTATCCATTAATTATTCCCTCCTTGGAAAGCAACCATATTTTCGTATTCTTTTTGAAATACGCCATCATAATGCAAGTTTTGACCATTAGAGCAACCACATCTTGCAGTTTTAGCCATTTTTCTTTTTCTTTGAAATACAGAACCACAGTTGATACAAGTATATTGGTGTACATCCCCTAGGTATTGATAAGTATGAGTCCTGTTGACTCCTAATCTTTTTAATGTAGATTCAAATGTATAATCACCATCTTTATGGGGTAAACCTTTTGAAAATAAAGCATAGTGTACAAGTTCGTGTTTAAGTACATCAATTATATGCTCGCGAGGATGTGATAGCATGAAGTCTACAGACATTTGAATTTTTAATGCTTTTCTTGTTCTTGGTTCATAAGTAAATCTTCCAAATACTCTTTTTAATCTCGTATTAAATTCAATAGGTATCTCTAACTTCATATCAAAATTTTCTTCTAAGAAATTATTTGCCAACTCAACCATCTCAAAATGCTTTATTTTCATGTCAATACCTCCAATATTTATGAATATAATTAATTTTAACATAATTTTCATATGTTGTAAATACAAAATAGAAAAAAAAAGACTGGAAATATTTCCAGCCTTTAAAGATTATCGGATAGCGCAGGCCCCGCCTTCACAACCTTCAACTGTTTCATCAAGAGTATCAGAGTATAACTCTTTATCAAATAGTTCTAACAAATCAGTACGAAGTGGACGGAAGATACTTGTTGCCTTTTCATATTCTTCTTGTGAAATTGCTTCATAAGGAGCCAATTGATAAGTACCACCATCAAGAGCAAGGAATGAAACTCCGACGTATTCATCCCAGTTATTATAGATCTTCATGAATAAATCTTCCCATTCATCAGGTTTAACTGTGATTGTATTTGAAGTATTCATATCAGTATAAGAACGTTGGAACATACGGTAAATCTCAAATTGTTCAAGTGCTGATACATCTTCCTTACTTCTTTGAGCACCTGATTCAATTGGGAAATCAATTACAAGAGTACGAGCATTTTCCATTTGTTCGTAATAGTCAGCGCCAGGTGTTCCAACTTCAGGATTAATAGTCCAACCAGAAGCTTTTACCGCAAGTGCAAGTGGATCTTTAGCATTAATACGGATACGTCTGATAAAATGAGGTGAATGAGAGAAATGCAATCCGCTCGAAACGCCTCCAGCAACTTGTGATAACGTTCCTTCAGGTTTAATTGCTGTAACAAATAATGGACAAGGAATACGAAGTTCTGAAGCATATTGACGAACAGCATCATGACCAACTTGACGTAAGCGTTTCAGCAATTTTTCTTGGTCGTTCATTGTATAACCAACCATCGCCATTGCATCTTGCCATCCAGTTAATGAGCATCCTGTTAAACGGTGAACTTTTAATACTTTATCCCATTCAGGAAGTTCAAGTTCAACTAATGTCATTCTCAAACCAGAACGTGCAGATAACGCCTGCGCTTTAAGCAATCCTTCAACATCAAAAACATATCCTGTATTAGTTTTAATAACAAAGTTTTTAACATTAATAGTCGTAAGATTACATACACCGCGAGTAGTAAGAATAATTTCAGCACAAGGATTCAATCCTAAACCTTTTGCAATTTCAACAATAGTTTCATGGTCAGGATGGTCTACACCCATTGCTTTTAAGTAACGTCTTGCAGCTTCATAAAGGTTAATCATACCGGGTTCACCTTCGAGCTTCATCATATTACATAAAAACATTACATAGTCTTTTGTTGGTTTTTCAATAAAGGCAACAGAGTTATTTGACATGCGTCTGTGATGAAGATTTGTTCCGCCAAAGAATCCTTTTTCTTTAAACTCTTCAATTGCATTTAATGCAGCTTCACGAGGATAAGGTATATCTTCACCATCAAGGTATTCCATAATTTCTTTTAGAATTTTAACTTGATGTTTTGTATAAAGGCCATTAAGTAGAAATTTAGCAAATACAACTTCATAATCTTCAGGCGAGAATAAGTAGATCTCTGCAGTACGGCGAACGCCACCAACTACAACATTATATCCAATTAAATTAGACATATCTAGAATATGAATAGGACGGAGCTTCACATATTCATCATTAACTTTTTCGGGGGCCCTCTGACCAGGTACCATTTCGTTCCTAATTACTTTGACAATACCTTCAAACATTTCTTTTAGAGGTTCAGGACCTGAAGCAGTTCCACCAAAACCTTTTAAAGGACGACCATTGGGACGTACATAATCAAAATTAAATTTAATTTTCTTAATCATTCGGTGTTCGCCTTTAGTTAGTAATTCAATAAAGCGAAGTAATGAAATAACCCAACCTTGTTTACTATCACCTACGATAATTTCTGCAACATTATCATTAATAACAAGTTCGGTATCTTCTAATAAACCATCCGCGCCAACAAACTCATACGGTTTAAATTCAACTTTATAACCATAAGCACGAACAGATTTTAATTTTTCAGCGTGTTCTAATCTACAAGTAATACCAACACCTGTACCTACCATTAAAGCATAAAATACTTCATATAGGTTTTCTAAATTATCAATGATAATATGGGAGCAGTTAAATTGTGATAAACCAATCTTCTTAAGTTTTTCGTTATTAATATCTCCTGCCCATAATGTACGGCCTGCAAGGAATTGGTCGAGATTATACATAGCCTTATATAAATCAATTGCTTCCTTCTTGATTCGTTCGCGGCGTTGCTTTGTTATAACAATATTGTTTCTAACACAGTGTTCAAGTTCCATATAAAGATTATATTCAGCAGCACGTTTAATCGTTTCTTTAAAAACTTCACGTCTACCTTCTTCCTTTAAAAACCTTGAATATGTTCTCAAATATACAAAACTACCTAACGGATTCATAGTCTCCGGAAAGTCACTGTAATTTGTAAGAAAATCGTCTGAAAATACTTTGAAGTTGCTTAAATCTTGCACTAATATATCCTCCTATTAAATAGTTAACGATTAAAGGAGTCTTGCTCCTTCAACCGTTTCTTGTTTTTCCACGTTTTTGTCCATTTCGATAGTGTTGTTTGTTATTTTGCTGTTCATCTTTAATTTTGGCAATATTTCTTCTAAGATTACGAATTTCATTTTTTAATCTTGAATTTGCTCGCCTTAATTGTTTGTTTTCATAAATCAATTTACCATTTTGTTCAAGTAAACTTTCAATATATTCTTGGTCCGTCATAAACAGCAGCTCCTGATTATAAATTTGGAAGGTGAAGGACTTGTAGCAGGTTCTCAATGTTTAACTCCCACAGAGGCTTCACCTTACTTGATTATAATGCCTTCAACTCTTCTACAATTACTGAAACTGTTTCAATTTGTGTAGGAGTAGCATCTTTTAACAATTTGCCTTTTCCTAGATATTTTTCTACAATTTCAGTAACCTCAACCATTCGTCCTGCTTTGTGCATTTCAACGGCCTTTGTTTTTGCCTCAGTCATTAATAATTCAAAATCCATTTCTTGACCTTGAACAACATTTAATTCTCTTTCTTCCTTAAGATCTTCAGGATTTTCTTGGGCAATTGCTTCATTAACTGCTTCCTGATATGCTTTTGCACTAAATGGTAGTGGCGATTTCAAATATTTAAATCGAGTACCTGCTTGGAAGTTAATAGTTTCACGAGTATATAGAGCTCGTTTTTCCTGTTTTGTTTCAGGGTCAATTGTTAAATAACCAAACAGAATATTATCAACCATTTTTGTTGCTACTTCCATACCACGTTTTTTGGTAGCAGGAATATATTTTTCATATTCTTGTTCAGTTCCTGGTAATTTTTCTGTTTTAGTAGCAACGTGAGAAATAAAGTGAATCGTATAACCATATGACTCAATTTCATTTAAAGTCATCATCAAGGTTTCGGTAAATTCATTTTGACCTTCACCCCAACCACCGTTTGCTTCATTTAAACGGTTTACTTCATATTTATTTTTGATATATCGCTCAAGATAAATACAAAGGTTATCATAAGTATCAATTACTACAACATCAAACATCTCTTTAACTTCTTTACGTTTTAGTTGCATTTTAAACTTAAGGAAATCAGACCAGTTAGCAATATCTTGCCCCATTAAACCAGCTACTGCTTTCGAACCTTTTTCTGTACGAGCGAAAATAGCACGCTGTCCAAACAGTTCAAAATAGAAAGTTGTTTTACCTACTTTAGGCATTCCATAAAGCATTGAAGTGTAGGTAGCAAGATCTGTACTAATTTTTTGTGGTTCGATTTGTGTTAAATCCATTCATTTTTCCTCCAATATTTCGTTATTAATTACATATATATTATATATAGAAAAAATTAAACTGTTAACCACTTAATAAAAATTTTAAAAACTTCCAATATACTTAAATTTCTTTTCCAACGCTAAATCTCCTGGACTAGGAAACTTTGTCCAATCGCATATTTGAATTTTATTTGCTCTAAAACCGTCTATTGCCCATAAAGTTGAACATATTCTAGAGTTATTGAGCTCTTCGAATGGCAGGTCTATGTGCAATTCATACCTTATTAACTCCCATGCTATTGCTAAATAGTCATAATCATTTCCAATTCGTTTCATTACACCTTTAACAATTTTTTCCCGCTGTTTATCAGTTAGTTTTTCCATTCTATAAACATCAGACCTACCCTTATAATAATCTATATCAACGTATCTTGTTTTAGTAAAACCTTGAGCCTCTATCAGTCTTCCATCTAATGAAATACCAGCTACATGGAAGTAGTTACTGTCTGTCACAAGTTCTATTCCATGTTGAAGAATATTATTGTCATTTCCTTTCACAAGTATTAAGTCCGCAGGTAATAATTCGTCAATATTTAAAGACATCTTTATATACTCCTAACCACAATTTTTCTGTCTCACTATTCGTATACTGTAAGACATTTATTAAAATGCTACAACCATTAATATCTTGTCGTTTTATAAAATTTTCAATAATATTTATATTAGTAATAGATTCTAGAGCCTGAATTACTTCCTTCATAATAAATTCCTCCTAAATAAAATTCACATTTTATTCTATAAAATATAACCCAAAAAGCCCACTAGAGTGAGCTAGAGGGAGCTAGAGCAAGGTAATTAATAGATTAGAAAGGAAAATCAAGAAAACCATCAAAACATGTAGTAGATTCTCCCAATTTCTCATTAAAAATTACACACATATTTTTTCCTTCATCATCTACATACTCATGAAGTACTTTTACCTTCATTCCTTTTCTAAAGGTTACTGGTTCATGAGCCTCACCATCAATAATCTCTGCAACTGTAATATTAGTATTCATTTTTGCATCTAACATTATAACTCACCCTCATTCGTCCAAAGTTTTGGTTGATATTTTTCACCAACAATAGGAAATAGTTTATCAATATCATCTACATGAACAGCTCTATCATCAATATAATAATGACAGAATATTTTTCTACCTTGAATGCCTAGTTTAGCATATGGATCTTCGGGGTTTTCATTTAAAAAGTGGAAAGGTATATCGTTTTCAATGAGGAATTGTCTTGCAAGTTCATCAGCGCCGTTTGAACGAGCAGTCCATACAACAATAAGATGACCAGCATTATATGCTACACGCATAAGATCTACAGTTTTTTGTTTAATCTTTCCAATTTTAGGAAATGCTTCTTCAACAATTGTACCATCAAAGTCTACACCTAATATTAATCGCTCATCCATTATTAAAACCCCCTAAAGATAATAAAAGCAATAATAAGTCCTATTAAATTCCATAGCAACCATATCCCGAGTGGAATAGTTATAGCACCTATAACCATCCACACAAGAAACATAGGGATATGAATTACCATTATGCTTGTTTCCTATATTTTAATAATAGAGCGAAAACAACAATTGCTAAAATTGTATTAGCGCCTTCAGTAATAATTCCAAAATATACACCAAATTTAATAAATAAACAAATATTGTACAATGTAAATAGTGCAAGCGCAAGAATTAACAAGACCCAAAATGGAATTGATAAACCTTCTGTATGCTTTGTTTTAACAAGATGAACAATTTGTGGAATGTAACAAGCAACAAGTAATACAGTTGCAGTATTCGGTAGTACAGCAATTAAAAAATCTAACATTATAAACATCCTCCAAGTCCTGCATTATAATAAATATCTTTAACCGTTTGTTTTAGTATAGTAATAAGATTATCAGTTGATGATACAACTAATCCTTCTCTATTTACTAAACCTTTTGTAAATAAATTTATATAAAAGTGGTTGTCTCCACTACCGTCTTGTCTAATATCAGTATATAAACCAATAATAGTTCTTATTTTAGGATTTGCACAATGTCTTTCTTCTGATTTAATTAAACCTGCGACATATCCAATTTCAGCACTAACTCCTGAATCAATTTCTACGCCGTCAAGATTAGCAATAAGAATATTACACTCATCAAGATAAGCACAATCTCCATTAGCGATGGAAACATCAGTAATATGAGAATCATCACCAGACTTATCATTAATATCAGTATTTTCTTGAGGAACGTATAAATCAATTTCAGGCACTTCCTTCCTAATTTTTTCTGCTAAATTTGCTGTCCATTGAAATCCAGCTTCATTAAAAAAGTGTGTTGCAAGGTATGCTTTTATCATGTTTAATACCTTCTTTCATAATATTGGTGGGAGTGGGTAGGAATTGAACCTACAAAAATCATATCGCTAATATGAACCATCACCAATTGGTCAGCTTCACTCCCATATAGAGGAGGAAATTAATCCTCCTATTAAATTATTTCAAACTAATGATATTTGAACCTTGACCTTCAACTTGTGATAATTGACCGTTCCATTTTTCAATCGTTTGCTTTTGCAGTAATTGAGGTGTCAAGGATTGAGAAACAATTTGGTTGGCCTTAGCCTCAGTTTCAGCATTCATAATTTTTGTTTGGTTTTCAATTTGTGCCTTTTGTTGTTCAGCCTGCGCCTGTTTTGTTGCCAATTCAGATGCAGCTAATGTTTGTTGCGATTGTGCCATACCAGCAGGACTTCCAACATTACTAAAACCAAAATTTACAACTTCAATACCAGATTTTGCAAGGTCGGATTTAACCATTTTTTCAATTTTATTAGTAACTTCGGCCTGTTGAGAACCTTTAATATCATTCCAACTATAAGTATGAGTTACTTTATTAATATCATTCTTTAGTGTTGGAAGAACAATTGTGTCAGATACATATTCAATATCATTTCCACCAACAGATTGATAAAGTACTTCGGCCTTTTTAATATCAATATTCCAGTTTAGGTTGGCAGTAACAGGTAATTCTTGTTGGTCAGAAGTACCAACATTTAAAGTTTCACCTTGTTTGCCACCTAATGCTTGTCGATATGTAGGATAATCTTGAACTGATGTTCCCCAACCTGTCCAATGCCAACCTTGTGGAATTTCTGTAACTTTACCATCCATATGTTTAACGATACCTACAGAACCTGTTCCAACATGACTTCCGCCACCA